TCTTCTGAGTACTCAAGAACATCAGCAAAGAAAAGAGCTGATACTGCTGCTGGTAAGCAACACTCTAAACAACCTAAAAAGATTGCAGAAGATACTGCTAAGTTTAGAATGGCAAAAGGTGGTAAAGCAGATTCAAGATTAAAACGAGCAGGAGTCAGTGGTTACAACAAACCCAAGCGTACTCCCAATCATCCTACTAAGTCACATATTGTTGTTGCAAAAGAAGGTACAAAAATCAAAACAATACGATTTGGACAACAAGGTGCTAAGACTGCAGGTAAACCTAAAGCAGGAGAGTCTCGAAAAACTAAAATGAAAAGAAAGTCTTTTAAAGCAAGACACAGAAAGAATATTGCCAAAGGCAAAATGTCGGCTGCATATTGGGCAAACAGAGTTAAATGGTAAAAATAATAATAGTTTTGTGTTTTTTAGCAGGTTGTGTACATACACCTGAAGTAAAACAAAAAGAATGGAACGATAGATACGACCCTAACGAGTGGCGTAAACAATTTGAAAAGTGTAGAGCCATTCATTACACTGCTTATCCTGAAGAAATAATATTAGAAGAATGGCGAAAATGTATGGATGAGAAAGATTATGGTTAAACAAGCTCAACAAAAACCAATAGATAAGGAACAAGAAAAACTTAAAAAACTTCAAGCACAGGACAGAAGAAATGGGTAAACAAATAGGTAGTGACGAAAAACCAATAACCTTCAGGTCACCGATATACAAAAATACACACGGAAGTAAGGGTGCTAATCCCAGACCCGGATTCTATACACAAGACTATAGAGATAATTGGGATAGAATATTCGGTAAAAAGAAAGCCGAGGAGAACAAAGACTAATGTACGGAATTAATAAATGGTTAGAAGCAGTAAAAAAAGCTTATAGTAAGTTATTCAAAAAAGCTCTAACTCCAAAAAAACAAACAACAAAGAGGAAAACAAATGTTAAAAGAACTACTAGAAAAAAAAGTAAATAGTATGATTAATACCAATGACCTTACAGACATGCAAGTCTGGGGTGTTATGTGTGGTATAGGTTTTATATCAGCTTTAATAATTATGTGGATAATCTAAATGTTTGTCCCTGATAACTATATCAGAAGAACTTCTTCAACTATCCCTTTTGGTTATGAGCTTGATGAAAACTTTGATGGTTATCTAAAACCCGTGGAATCAGACTTGGCTGTGCTTAAGGAAGTGGCTGAGTCTGTTTTTCACCAAGAAATTAGCCTAGGAATAGGTGTTGATTGGCTAGAAGCTGAAACAGGTAAAGGCATGTCAAGACCCGGTTTAAAAAAGTACGTGGATAAGACATATGGAAGATTGGGAAAAAAATCCTAAAAATTACTTGACAAACCCTGATGGGAGCTATATACTAAAGAAAGATGGTACTCCGAAAAAAAAACCCGGTAGACCAAAGAATTCAGAGCTTTCAGATTTACAATTAGCTATAAGAGCTAAAAATAAATTAACTAAAAAGTCAAAGAAAGTTCAGAAGCTAACAAGAAGTTTAGCAAGAGTCAAGAAAGAACTTGACAAAGAAGAAAAAGTTTTAACATCTAATGTTATCACTAAGGAAGAAAGTAAAACACTTCCTGACCCGATACAAAAACATTTAGATACTACAGGTTCTCATGTGGCATTTATGCCTAACGAAGGACCTCAAACAGATTTTTTAGCTGCATCCGAAAAAGATGTTCTTTACGGTGGAGCAGCAGGTGGTGGTAAAAGTTTTGCAATGTTAATAGACCCATTGCGTTACTGTCATATTTCAGAGCACAGAGCTTTGATACTTAGAAGGTCTATGCCAGAACTAAGAGAACTTATAGATAAGTCTCGAGAACTTTATCCTAGAGCTTTTAAAGGTGCTAAGTTTAAAGAAGTAGAAAAGTTATGGCAGTTTCCAAGTGGAGCAAAGATAGAGTTTGGGTTTTTGGAACGAGATGCAGATGTTTATCGTTACCAAGGACAAGCGTACAGTTGGATAGGTTTTGATGAGATAACTCACTTACCTACAGAGTTTGGATGGAACTATTTAGCATCAAGGCTAAGAACCACCAACCCTGAGTTAAAAACTTATTTAAGATGTACAGCTAACCCGGGTGGAGTAGGAGCACAATGGGTAAAGAAAAGATACGTAGAACCAGCAGAAGAAAACAAAACTTTTAAAGGTACTGACGGTCTAACAAGAAAGTTTATACCAGCAAGATTACAGGACAATCCTTTTCTTGCTGAAGACGGTGAATACGAAAGGATGTTGCAATCCTTACCAGCCATACAACGTAAACAGTTGTTGGAAGGTAATTGGGATATTTCAGAAGGTGCAGCATTTGCAGAATTTGATACGTCCATACATGTAATACCACCCTTTGACTTACCGTCATGGTGGGAAAGGTTAAAAGGTATTGACTATGGTTACGCTTCTGAAAGTTGCTGTCTCTGGGGTGCAATAGACCCTGAGGATAAGACCCTCATTATATATAGAGAATTATACAGAAAAGGTCTTACCGGTGAAGCACTAGGAGACACTTTGACTCAAATGGAAGAGTCAGAAATTAAATCCATAACTGGTGTGTTAGATACAGCAGCTTGGTCAAGGACTGGTTATACTGGTCCTACCATAGGTGAGTTATTGATTCGTAAGGGTCACAAACTTAGAAGAGCTGATAAGAACCGACAGGCTGGTAAGGTTCAGATACATGAGTATCTTAGACCTAGTAGAGATACAGGAAGACCAAAGGTTCAAATCTTTAATAGTTGTCCAAACTTAATTAAAGAGTTACAAGGACTTCCATTATCAAAGAGTAATCCGGAGGATGTGGATACTCATGCTGCTGATCACGCATACGATGCGTTAAGATACATGGTAATGAGTAGACCAAGAATGGATCATCCTCATCAACGAATGCTTAGAATTAAGTCGGATATATACAAACCCACTGATTCTACATTTGGTTATTAGTAATATATGGAAAAAGAAAACACATTTTTAAACGCTGATAATCTTTATGAAGAAGTAGATGGTGAAGCTGGTAAAGAACTTGCTCTTGAAATAGAACAACGTACCAACCTGATTGGTATTATCAAAGGCAGATTTACTGTAGCAGAAGATGCTAGACGTTCAGATGAGTCACGTTGGTTACGAGCATACGAAAATTATAGAGGACTTTACAACAAGTCTATTAAATTTAGAGACTCTGAAAAGTCTCGTATTTTTGTTAAGATTACTAAAACAAAAGTACTAGCTGCTTTTGGTCAACTTGTTGATGTAATTTTTGGCACAGGTAAGTTTCCTATTGGTATTGCTGAAACTAAAATACCTGAAGGTGAGTTAGCTAGTGCACATTTAGATACTCAAACAAGTGCACCCGGTATTGAAAGTACTATGGGTGGTGGTGAATTACCAGATGATATTGGTAATAGAATAGATATAAATCCTTACGATGTTGGTTACGAAGGTGATGGTAAAGTTCTTAAAGCCGGAGCTACACTTCAAAAAGGAATCTTTGAAGAGTCTTTAGAAGACAGTATAGAAGATCAATTAGTTGAAGGTTTTAGTCCTAATCCACAAGCATTAGAAATTTCTCCAGCACAAAAAGCTGCAAGGAGAATGGAAAAGCTTATTCACGATCAAATAGATGAATCAAAAGGTTCATCAGAAATTAGAAATGCTCTTTTAGAATCTTCTTTACTTGGTACAGGGATTGTAAAAGGACCATTTAACTTTAACAAAAAACTTCACAAATGGGAAACTAGTGAAGATGGTGAAAGAAATTATAATCCATTAGAAGTTAGAGTACCTAGAATTGAGTTTGTTAGTTGTTGGGATTTTTATCCAGACCCCGGAGCTACTAGCATTGAAGAGTGTGAGTATGTTATCCACAGACACAAACTAAACAAATCTCAACTTAGACAACTGCGTAACATGCCTTACTTTGATGAGGATGCTATTCGTAATTGTTTACAGATGGGTGCTAACTACGAAGAAAAAAGCTTTGAGTCACATTTAAAAGACGATGCAAGAAGCGATGAAGACTATCAAACAAACTTTGAAGTTCTTGAATACTGGGGAATCATGGATGCAGAGTATGCACGTGAAGTCGGTATAGAACTTGCAGATGATATTGATGATC